GCAGTCATGTTAAACAGGTAATCTGAAATCCTCTCGTAAAGCGGGAGGTAATCGCTATGCCGTTGCATTGTTTCAGATAACTGTCGGAACAACGCGGAGGAGGAGGAGTGTAGCGGCGTCCATAGGCGCTCCTGAGTTGTTCTACACTAAGTTTACCGTTCCAGGAATACTATTGTGGTGGTTTTGACCCAATGGCTCAGCAATTTCCTACGACAGCAAAAGCCATTTACGACGCCCTCGTGGCAGACGCCCAGTTTATGTCATATCTTGGTACATACAACTTCAAAAGCGGCTCTGGTCCGTTAGCCGCCATCAGCATTGTCTCTGCTGGTGAGGACCTGCCTTCGGTACGCAAGGTCCAAGGCCTGGAGTGCATCATTCAGGACGCTGGTGACACATCGAGGATCGACTACCTTACTGGTGACTCGAACATTGAGGTTGAGTTCTCTTTATTCTTGGTTTGCTGGGACGGGGCAAAGGGCTCAGATATGCAGGCTGCTGCAGAAAGGGCCGTAAGTATGTTTGGTAAGTCTCAGTCAATACAAACCGTAGCTACACCTGACGGCGTTGGCTCACTGGTTCAGACCAAGGTTGTCATTTCGTCACTTGGTCCTATTTTGGCAGTCTGAAAAAGACCCTTTGGAAATATAGGATAACGGGCCCGTAGGTCCGAGTTACCTTCGTGCGGGTTCCGCCCGTTTTCTTATATGGCAAACTTTTCGGCCGCATTTGGCTACGACACCTACATCATGCCCCTGGCCTCGGCATCTGTAGACGTGGCCTTCACTGGCGTCACCGCTGGCGATGCCCCTACCACTGGTTTCATCGACTCCACCACCACTGTTGCTCAAAACGCAGCTGTGAGCTACGCAAACGGCGTGTTCACAATCGGTGTGACCCCGATGGCCATGGACGGCACTGACGACCCTGTGCGTCTGTATGGCCTGACCAATGCTTCCCTGGAGACCGACACCAACTCCGAGGACATCGTTACTTACGACGACGAGTCGAAGGGCTTCAACATCTCCATCGCAACCAGTAAGACCTGGAGCGTCTCCCTGGCTGGCGTGGCTGACTTCAAGGATGCTGGCTATCAGATCCTTCGTCTCACCGAGCAGAACACTGTGGCCGACAGCCTGCGTGTGAAGTTCGTGCGCGTGGGCCCCACTGGTACCGTTGAGACCATCTACGGCTACGGCACCCTGAGCGGCTACACCGAGTCCATCGAGGCTGGTTCGATCGTGTCCTGGGAATCGACCCTGACTGGTTATGGTCCTTATGCGGTTGAGCTGGACGCCAATCCTTAGCTGATTGGGGGGATTGACGCAATCCTCGGTGTTAGCAGTCTTCAAACGACGACTCCTTTCACTGTTTCTCAGACTGGCGCCGCTGTCACCCTTACGGGTGGCACTGGTTCCTCCGCTACCGCTACTGTCAATACCGATGGAAGCGGAAATGTTACCTCTGTCACCATTACTGGATCTGGCACTGGTTACACCGTCGGGGATACCATCACGCTTACCGAGGTTGGAGGCACTCCTGGTGTCGCTACCTTCGTGGTCGCCCAAGTCGCCTAAGTCCTGTAACCTCAATCCTTACAGGCAAACTGAATGCACAAGGGGGCCCAAAAGGCCCCTTTTTAATGGAAGCCTACAACCGATTGCGATCTTCCCGTGGCACAACAACTGACTTTTAACGTTGATGTTGATACCCGCGACGCGACAAATAGTATTAACACTTTTTTCGATACAGTACAGCAAGGGGCGGCCAAGGCTAAGTCAACACTCAATACGGTACTTGGACAGAAGATTACAACGCAGGTTGATATTGAGTTCAAGAATGGCGAATTAGTTGCCAAGCGGATCGAGGGGATGAACACCACATCCCAGAAACTGAAAAGGGCATTTGATGCGGTTCAGGGACCGCTCGGGAAGAACGTTAAATCACTTAGGGAACAGCAAAGGGTACTGCAAGAGCTACTCAATAAAACGAATCGTTTTTCTGGTGCGACGAGGAAGATAAATAGTGACTGGGCTCAGGTTAGAGATAGGCTGAATGAGGTCAACAGGGCGTTGGCCGACCAGTCTGGAGCTGCCGATAATTTCCTAAAAGGCATGACGGGCAAGTTTGCGACCGCCAATGTTGCCTCACAGCTTTTTGTTGAAGGACTCAAGTCTATCGGAAAAGCAATCGTAGCAGTAGCACAAACTGGTGCGGAGATGGAGCTGCTTAGCTTGCAGTTAGAGGCTTTTACTGGATCCTCTGAAGAAGCAGATAAGGCCTTCGCTAGCTTCAAGAACACTGCTATCAAGACGCCTTTTAACCTGGAGCAGGTGGCACAGGCTGGTCGTATTCTGTTGGCATTTGGTGTTGACACAGACACTGCCACCGAGTCAATCAGAAACCTTTCCGTTATCGCTGGCTCAACTGGTGGCGACATCAACAACCTGGCCAGAAACCTTGGTCAGATCAGTTCTCAAGGTCGAGCATTTACTCGTGACTTAACCCAGTTCGCCATTCAGGGTATTCCCATCTGGGAAGAGCTTTCTGTTGTTACAGGCAAGTCGACGGTCGAGCTCAGGAAATTGGCTGCCGAAGGGCAGATTGGCTTCAAGGAAGTCAACCAAGCAATCAAGAATATGACCGCAGAGGGTAGCGCTTTCGCTACCGTCGGCAGCAAGATTTCTGAAACGTGGGTAGGTATTGGCCAGGCTATTGCCACAGAGTTCCAGGACTTGTCTAAAGAAGCTGTTGCATCTATCAATGCAATTGATGAGGCCACTGGCGGCTTTGTCAAAGGAAGCGCCTACCTCCTCCTGGAAACAATGAGGGCTATCACAGCTAGTTTTGAAACCCTTACCCCACTGGTAGCAAGCCTGGGGCGTGCCTATGGTGCCATAAATCCAGCGATTGGAGTCCAGCTCAGGTTGAAGGATGCAGTTGCTGGCTTGTCGGATGAATACTTCAAGTTACTGCAGAACATCGAAAGACTGGGTGCTCCTCTTCGTGAGTTCCTGAATATTCCGCATCCGATCAGGGAGGCTGCAGCAGAGACAGCCAAGCTTACTGAAAATACTAAATTCACAAGGCAAGAACTGGAGGCCATTACTCAAGGTAAGACTCACCAGCAGATTGTGGAAGAGACGAAAAAGGCCGTCAAGGCTCAGGAAGTGCTTAACAGTGAATTGACTCTTGAGCTTGATAAACTCAAGGAGATTGGGGAGCAGGCCGACAAGATGTATGAAAAGCAGATTCAAGATATTGAAACTGCAATGAACGCGCAGAAGGAAGCTATTCAAGCTGAGAAAGACGGGTATGCCGAGATTGCGGAGGTGATGAAGTCCCGTCACGAGCAAGAGCGGACTGAACTTGACGCCAAGCTCAGGGCTATAAAAGATATTTACGATGCCGAGCTAAGCAGCATCCAGGAGCTGACGCCTGCACAAGAGCGTCTACAGGAGATCCGCAAGAAGGAGCTTCAGGACAGGGCTAATAACGCAAGCCTTAGCGAAAAAGAGCGCGTCTCTGCTCAGGCCCAGCTCGACACGATGGCCCAGCAAGCAAAAGCTGCTGAGGTTAGGAAAGCCAAGGAAGAGGCTGTTAAGAAGATCGAACAGGAAAAGCTGGCGCTTGCCGAGAAGCAAAAGGTCGAAAAAGAAGAGCTTAAGAGGAAGCATGAAGAAGAAATTGCAGTTCTTCAGCAAGGACTCAAGGACCAACAAGAAGAGCTGAAGATCATCAAGGAAGAGAGAAAAGACATCGCTGACAAGGTGAAGGAAATGGTCGAAAACGAAGGCCAGGTTAAGGTTGAGGTTGAAAACGTCAGCGCTGCACTGCAAAACCAGTTCGGGGTTGTTGATACACTTGCGCAGAAATACTCCAGACTTGCAGACCAGGCGGAGCGCTTTGCGGCAGCTGCCAGTCAAGGTGGTGGCGGTGGTGGCCAACAGAACAGGTTCGCTGGTGGCTCTGTGACTGGTGGTACCCCTTACACCGTGAACGAGTTCGGACAAGAAGCGTTCCTGTCGGCCGCTGGTAAGCTCAGCATGATCAACGCACCCTCCTGGGGAACCTGGAGAGCTCCTGGCGCTGGTACGGTTATTCCAGCCCACTTGACGCAACAGCTCTCTATCCCCTCTGGAGGCGTCCAGGTGAACGGTGGAGCAGCTGCGCAGACTGGTAGGGCAGCATCTGGTAGCGGTGGCCTTCTGAAGGCTCTCAGGGGCCTTGGGGGAGGTAATGGTGACAGGGTTACCAACAACGTGACCATCCAGGCCGCAAACACCACCCAAGCCGCCAGCGACATGATGGTTCAGCTGAACAAGATCCGCCGTCGTCGGTACTCTTGATCACAGGCTAAGGGCTGATGTTCTTCGGATCTATTGATAATGCGGTGGAGCTGTGCTGGGGCGCGGCTCTTTCTGCTTCCAATGTGCCATTCGGAGATTTTCATCCAGACGAATTGTCGCCTAAACAGGCCAAGGTCTATTTCGTTATTGCTAGAATGGCCTACAAGTACGCAGAGGCGTACGATATGCCTCAGGAAGTGCTAGATGCGATCGTAAAGCAGTATGATGAGCTGTTCGTGCTGGTATTGCAGTGCGATGAAGACCTGAAAACAGCTATCGTAAAGCACAAGCATAAGTTCCTTGGGGGTTACTCTAACGAAAACGTGTTGAAATATCTTCGCCTTGCTGGGTTGGCCTCTTAGGAACTCTAGTCTAGATTTTCGGGACTGGCGTGTCGACAATAGTTGTTTCATACACCAGTCAGCATTCGCCCTTTACGGCGCACTCTGTTGAACTGAAGTTCTTCAACGGTGGGGAGATCTCTCGCACATACAGCGGCAATAGCACATTCTCGCTTTCGGCCAATGGAAGCAATGTGATCTCAGGACCAGCCTATAGGCAAAAATATATCTGGGGCGTGTCTGCAGTTGTAACAAAAGCAGAAGCCCTTGCTTTTGATGCTATGTTCCAGGACTGGGATACTGATAGAGCACAGGGCTTGCCAGTTGTCTGCGGTGTCGTTGACAATACCTTTGGTGCAACAGTAAACGCAAGCGCAATATATTCCACTCCGCCAAGCTTCACAAAACTTGGTCCTAATACCTACGCACTTGACTTCGGCCTTTCGGAGATTTGATCATGTCCTACATCTCCAATAAGGCTGCGTCTTACCAGCTGACTATTAACGGTAACGACTACACCAACAACCTAGTTAACTGGCAGGTCTCTGACTCCAGCGCAAACCAAGGTGGCTTTGCCGTGACAAGTGGAACGCTTGTTCTTGCAAACCTTGACGGCGCAGGTCCTTACGAGGACTACGACAGGAACGAGTTCAAGAGAGGAACCGTTTGTACTCTAGATGTCAGTATTGCAGGTCAAGCATTACAGAGGCATCCTCGTGGGTACTTTTATGTACTGAATACTTCATACGACCCCGAACAAGCGGTGTTGGCTGTAGAGGTTGGCTGTCGCATTGCTCTATCAATCCTCACAGACAACTACGACGAGCTTCTGGCTCTTGCTCCGCTTGATCTTGACGTTGTACAGCAAACGATTCAAGGTATTCGTGGAAGCTTTATCGCTGCTGGCAAGGTTCTTTACCAGGACAACCTCGGAGCCCTGCAGGTAGTTAATCTCTTTGGCACTGACAGCGATTCTGGGGTAGAGGCTGGTGCATGGGTGTCTGTACTTGGTAGGACAGCAGAGTCGGTCAAGCCGCTAGCTGCCTCGAAGTCGATTCCTGATGACATTAACATCGGATACAGCTATTCGACTAACGCTTCGGACTCCGCCAGTAATATCGATACCGTCGTAACGGACTCCTACTATTGGACCACTTATCCCGCTACCATTTATGAGCGCCAGCGGCCCACTGACGGGTTTACTGGCTCTGGCGGCATTACGGAGTGGTCCCCCTCTACTGGCACCAGCAATTCCTGTGGCAACACTCCTGCCCCACCAGTTGGCTCTGACGCCCCTACATCCTGCAATGAAGGTTACAGCCTTGTCTCTAGCCCCCAGCTGCTTGCCGCTCATCGCCAAGAGACCAGTACAACAGAATATAAAGGGCCCGCTGGACAGGTTTCAACGGTTATCACGCAAGTCCTGGGTCCTGCCCTAGAGGCCAACAGTCAGTATTACGCAGACGAGTTTGCATTCTGTCGCTCAACTTACTCGACTGCCTGTAATCCTAACGGCTTCTGTCCAATGAACGGGACCGAGGAGATTATCCTGTCGAAGAGCATCGCCGTTAACTACTACGGGGAAGCTAATGAGCTTGTTAAAACAGTTACCGATCAGTACCAAACTGAGCTGGCTGGTGCTCAGCCGTTTGACTGGAGAGCTGGTACGGTCAATGGTGCGCCTCAAGATTTCACGACCATTGACAACACAAAACTGTATCGAGTTAGCAGGACTGAGAACGTTGTGTACGCAGAGAACAACTCCAGCGTACAGGAGACGACTGTCTACAACAGCCCCACAACAAGACAAAGTGGAATTAAGAAAGGGCCGATTGACGCCCTGAACGGCCTCAAGAACTTTACTCGTCGGGTCTCCACAAGCAGCACTACTCAGCCCAACAGCCCCGACACAATCAAGTCTCCTCAGACGCCAACGAAAGAAGGGAACGCTAAGATCATCTTGCGGCGCTCTAGTTACAACGAATCTGTTAACGCAGCTGGGCCCTACTCCGTTGACAACAACGTTCCAGTGCCTTTCCTGTTTGATAATAACGCAGACCTGGCGAATGCAGTTAACGCATACGCCGAATACTTAAAGCGTTGCGTGCGAGGCGACTCCTACGGCCTGCAGATTGCAGAAAGGCTTCGCTCTGATATTGCTACGGGCTGGTACCCAGGAATGCCTTTCCGTTATGCCGACCCTGGGGAGAACCTCGTGCTCGCAATGCGGATGGACGCATGCACCTGGGGCGTAGACCAGGACGGCGCAGCTGTTATTACTGACGGCCTGTGGGTAGGCGTGTCAGATGGCACTCTGGTAATCGGTGACAATACTGTTGGCAATCCAAATGCTGGTGCCCCTACTGGGGAGAACCAGGTCATCAACGAGACTTATGTCAACTCTGGCGAAGTCATCTTTAACGTTGATGTGAACATGACGTTCCAGGCTCTGATGCAGCCAAGCGGTGGTGGTGACGGCGTTTACACGCCAGCATCTCCCACTTACGATACAAACGAGCACCTTACTTTCACAGTTTGGACCACTGGTATTATCTATGGCCCAGGCAGTCTTGTTGAGACGACTGGCACTGGCGGCTTACCAGCAAGTAACAATGGCGTACTGGTAACACAGGGTGCTACTGTGGTCGATGCGGACATCTTTACTTAGGAACACTAGCTCTGAAAACGGGCAGCAGGAATGACTATCGCAGCTTCAATCTCGGCAGCTGAGTTGACTGCCCAGGTCACCAATCGCTTCGTTGACACACACTTCGAGGCGATCCTAGTAAACCTCCCTGGTCAGAGCTATAATCCAGCTACTCCTGGTATCGACGCTACGTTCAAGGCTGCAGAAATCCCTTC